GAAGTACTAAAACTTCAGGTAAATGGGTTTTATCGTGATGTTGAACTCCCTGAAGCGACTAGAGATGTCACCGACATCGAGGAAAAGTACAACGAGTTAGAAGGTTCTGAGCCTACTTTCTCCGACGACCCACGGCACACCATTTTAGAGATGCACGTAGACTTGAATTTGCCTGAGCCTTTTGATGATGTGGATGGCGTTGCTCTCCCATACGTGGTGACAATCGACAAGTCCTCTAGCATCGTTTTGGCTATCCGTCGTAATTGGTATGAAGACGACCGTAAGCGCGAGAAGCGTATGCACGTCGTACATTATCCCTATTTGCCCGGTATGGGCTTCTACGGCACAGGGCTTATACATACGCTCGGTGGCCTTACTAAGTCCGCCACCTCCATCATGCGCCAACTTATTGACGCTGGTACGTTGTCTAATCTCCCAGCGGGCTTCAAAGCCCGAGGCATGCGTATCACCGGAGATACCACGCCCATTATGCCCGGCGAGTTTCGGGATGTGGACGTTCCAGCAGGTACTATTAAGGACGCGATTGTTCCGCTGCCTTACAAAGAACCATCGAGCGTACTCTACAGCCTGCTAGGGAACGTCGTAGACGAGGGAAGACGTATAGGAGCAGTAGGTGACATCCAAGTGGGTGACATCAACGCTCAGGCTCCTGTAGGGACGACTCTGGCGCTTATGGAGCGGTCTATGCAGGTGATGTCGGGCATCCAAGCCCGCCTACACGCAGCAATGAAGCAAGAGCTTCGCATCTTGGCACGGATTGTGCACGATTATATGCCCGCTGAGTACGCCTACGAGATGGATGAACCTGCAGATCGCATCTCTGATTTTGACGGTCGTGTGGATGTTATTCCGGTGTCTGATCCTAACGCAGCTACAATGGCCCAGCGTATTATGCAGTATCAAGCTGCACTACAGTTGGCTCAACAAGCTCCGCAAATGTATGACATGGGTAAGTTACACCGTCAGATGCTTGAGGTTCTGGGTATTAAAGATGCTGAAGACATCATCAAACTGCCCGAAGATATTAAACCTGCTGACCCAGTGACTGAGAATATGGCCATTCTCAAGCAAGAGCCAGTCAAAGCCTTCGCTTATCAGGACCACGAGGCACATATTCAGACGCACATGATGGCGATGCAAGACCCTAAGATCATGCAGATTGTGGGGCAATCACCGTTCGCCAGCGCCATCCAATCCGCGATGATGTCCCACATCACAGAGCATGTCGCACTGCAGTATCGCGTAGAGATACAGAAACAGCTCGGCGTGGAACTTCCAGACCCAGAAGCGCCGTTGCCAGAAGATATTGAACTTCAGGTGTCCCGCTTAGCCGCACAGGCCGCAGACAAGTTGTTCCAGAAGGGCCAATCCGAAGCCGCCGCAGAAAAGGCCGCTGCGCAACAGGCTGATCCACTCACTCAAATTCAACAGCGTGAGCTGATGATTAAAGAGACTGAGTTGAAGCATAAAATTGAGATGGATAAGCTAAAGGTCAACATTGACTCTATGTCCAAGAAAGAGAACGCTAGATTACAGCAGGAGCGTATTACCTCCGAGGAAGAAAAAGAGGCGGCGCGTATTGCAATCAAGGTTGCAGAGCTTGAAACAGACCAGAAAGAGTCAGCAGTTCGTTTGGCTATGGAAGTCGCAGAGAGAGTAGACTTAGATGGCTGATAGTATCTTCCATACAATGCTAACACGGCTTGACGAAAGCCGCACTGCAATAGCGGAACACCTCGCCGAAGGCGGCGCAAAGGACCAAGAAACTTACTGGAGGCTCGTTGGGAAGTACGAAGCTCTTACTATTATACGTGGCGACGTTAAAGACATCGAACAAAGATATGTTGATGCTTAGTGAACATACGTGTAGATATACGACATAACGTGGACTAATCCACGCAAAGGGCGCTGTGAGCCTTTAATCACTGCAGGAGACTAAAATGTACGCTACCGACAAAGTCGATGACGATCAGTTACTGGCAAAGCTGCCAGAGCCTAAAGGCTACAAAATCCTCATCGCTATACCAGAACTTGAAGGGAAGACAGAGGGCGGCGTGTATATGCCGGACTCACTGACTAAGATGGAAGAGACTGCTACCATTATTGGTTATGTCATAAGTGTAGGCTCTGAAGCCTATACTGACAAAGAGCGATTCCCTAATGGGCCTTGGTGCGAGGAAGGTGATTTCATCATCTTTCGATCGTATTCAGGAACGCGTTTTAAATTACATAACAAAGAGTTCCGCATTATCAACGATGATACTGTCGAAGCTGTAGTTGAAGACCCACGGGGGTATAGCAGAGTATGAGTGAAGAATTGGAAAAAGTCGTCGCGGAAGACGTAGTCGAAGATGCCGTTGAGATTGATATGTCCGATGGTGAGATTGAAGTAGAGATCGAAGACGATACTCCTGAACAAGATAAAGGTCGCCCACGCCGCGCTACGGATGTTGAAGCCGATATACCCGAAGACGAGGAACTAGAAAAACACAGTGAATCGGTACAAAAACGTATCAAGAAACTGAAGTTTGAATTCCACGAAGAACGTCGTCGTAAGGAAGAAGCCGAACGCGAACGCGAAGTCGCTGTTAGCTACGCTGAATCTCAGAAGAAAGAGGCCGAACGACTCCGTAAAAACCTTTCTGAGGGTGAGGGTGTTCTGGTTAACGAAGCTAAGGCACGAGTAGCCTCAGAACTTAACAGCGCAAAACGGGCTTATAAAGAGGCCTACGAAGCTGGTGATCCCGATGCGGTTCTTGAAGCGCAGATGCAACTGTCTAAACTGCAGTTAGAGGCGGACCGTGTTGAGCATTGGAAACCTGCTAGGCAAGCGGTACAGGACCAATCTGCCCCAGCACGCCCACCGGCACCGCGCGTACCTAAACCCGATGCTAAAGCTCAACAATGGGTTGCTGAGAACGATTGGTTCCAGAAGGATACGGGCATGACACGGTATGCTATGCTCGTACATGAAGAACTATTAGAGTCTGGCGTTGATTCTACGTCGGATGTGTACTATGATAAGATAAACGAGGCTGTAAGGTCTCGCTATCCAGATCGCTTTGCGGACGTGGAACCCGAGGTTCGACAACCACAACGTAAGGCTGGCTCCGTGGTGGCCCCGGGGGGTAGAAATACCGCCGCACCACGCAACAAAGTTGTCATCTCCTCATCGGAGGCCGCAATCGCCAAGCGCCTCGGATTATCCGTCAAGGAATATGCGGCGCAAAAGCTAAAGGATATGCAAAATGGCTGATCGTAAACCACGAACAACTGAAACCCGTGAAGTGGGTGAACGTCGCAAACCTTGGAAGCGTTCGTCAATGCTGCCTACCCCCGAACCGCGTGACGGACTCGATTTCCGTTGGATTCGCACATCTACTTTGGGTAATGCAGATATGACAAACGTGTCTGGACGGTTTCGTGATGGCTATGTGCCTGTAAAGGCAGAGGACTATCCTGAGCTACACATCATGTCAGATATTGATTCCCGCTTTAAGGACAATATCGAAGTTGGTGGGTTATTGCTTTGCGCTATCCCGACCGAGCTACGAGACGATCGCATCCATGGTCAACTTGAGTCTGCACAAAATCAGGCTGAAGCTGTCGATAGAAACTACATGCGTGAGTCTGACCCGCGGATGCCTATGCTCCGATCCGAGCGTAATTCGCGGTAATCATCTGGTAAGGGGCGGCTGCTCTTTACTGTTATAGTAAATGAATCTGGAGGAAGAGCATTATGGCTACTACAGCTGCTCCCTACGGCCTAAAGCCGGTAAAACGTGCCGACGGTATGGCCTACGCTGGGGCTACATCCCAGTACCTGATCGACCCTGCTGGAGAAGGCACAAACCTTTTCTACGGTCAAGTCGTTCATATTGGTGCCGATGGTTACATCGCACTATCAACCGCAACAGGTGCCGACGGCACAACTAACGCATTACCAACAGGTACAACCTTAACCGGTTCTCTTGGTGTGTTTGTGGGTTGTGAGTACGTAAATGACCAAGGTCAACCTACGTTCGCACAATATTACCCTTCTGGCACTTCTAATGGTGGCGCTATAAGAGCGTATGTTGTGGACGATCCAAACGTACTATTCCAAGTACAAGCAGACGGCGCTATGGACCAGTCTGATATAGGTGCGAACACTTTCTTCGCAGCTGCTCAGTCTACATCTACTGGCAACACTGCTACTGGTAACTCCACAAGTGCCGTCGATGCGACAACTGTGACTACTACCGCCGCCTTCCGCATCGTGGGTGCCGCATCTCCAATCGGTGATGCTTTCCCTGATCTTTTGGTTAAACTTAACCCCGGCTACAGCAGCATGACTAACGCTGTTGGCCTGTAAGGAGGGATAAAACATGGCTATCTCACGCGCACAGGCGCTTAAAGAACTACTTCCCGGCCTCAACGCCCTTTTTGGTCTTGAATACGGCAAGTACGATAACGAGCACGAAGACATCTATGAGACAGAGACTTCAGAACGTAGTTTTGAAGAGGAAGTCAAACTGTCTGGTTTCGGTGCAGCACCAACAAAAGCTGAAGGTTCTTCTATTGCATATGACAATGCACAAGAAGCGTTTACAGCACGCTACACCCACGAGACAATCGCTATGGGTTTCGCCATCACTGAAGAAGCGATGGAAGATAACCTGTACGATTCGTTGTCCTCACGTTACACCAAAGCCTTGGCTCGCGCCATGGCCTACACCAAGCAAGTTAAAGCTGCTTCATTGCTCAACACGGGCTTTGACACTTTCCAGTCTGGTGACGGTGTAACACTGTTCAGCACCGCACACCCCACAGTTGGTGGTGGTACAAACTCTAACCGTCCAGCGGTTAGCGCTGACCTTAACGAGACTTCTCTCGAGCAGGCGATTATCGACATCGCAGCATACGTAGACGAACGTGGCCTTTTGATCGCAGCTCGCGCCCAGAAGCTCGTCATCCCGTCTGCCCTGCAGTTCGTAGCAACTCGTTTACTACAAACAGACCTTCGTGTAGGTACAGCGGACAACGACATCAACGCGATCAGCACAAACGGCGCTGTTCCCGGTGGTTACGGTGTCAATCACTACCTAACCGATGCTGACGCTTGGTTCCTGACCACAGACATCCCGAACGGTATGAAGCATTTCGTACGTTCTGCGATGGCTACTGGCATGGACGGCGACTTCGACACTGGCAACGTGCGCTACAAAGCGCGTGAGCGTTACAGCTTCGGCGTTTCCGACCCACTGGGTATCTACGGTTCACAAGGCGCGTAAGCCCTTAGAACTCAAACCAACTTCGGTTTGGAAGGCTCCGCTTCGGCGGGGCTTTCTTTTTGTGAGTACATGTTGTATGCTTGGCCAACGGGTACAACATTAGCTTTGTAGACAGGTATCTACCCGCCTGACGTTGCATAGACTACAGAGCGAATCCTTATGCAAAGGGTACTAAAATGGCTTCTACTACATTTTCAGGTCCAGTGACATCAACCGCTGGTTTTATCGGTGACATAATTGTGCCAACATACACAGTTGCAAATGCACCTTCCGCTGCTACAGCGGGCGCAGGCACTCTCGTATACGTTTCAAACGGGGCCGCAGGCGCTGCTATTCTAGCTTTCTCTGACGGAACAAACTGGAAGCGTTCCGACACAGGCGCTACAATCGCAGCAGCATAAGGGGCAAATTATGAGTAGGTTTACACCCCCCTCTGAAGAAGAACTAGCGGCACGGGGCATTGGCTCTACCAAGGTTCGCGCTCGAAACACGGACGGCACTCTCAAAGCTGACGACCCTTCCACACCTGATGTAAATGAGGCTTGGGAAGCGAAACCTGTCAAAAGCAAGCGTGTACGTCCCTCAAAGAAAAAGGGCTAGATTATGGCTGGGCAGGAAGTACGAGCTTATAACTTTGCGGCAAGCGATAGCGCCGCACTTGTAGGCCCATCGCGCGGCAGGCTGCAAGGTGTTCTAGTAAACGCCGCATCCGCCGCTGCTTTCACTATTCGCAGTGGGTCAGCTACTGGTCCTATTATACTACAGCTAACTCTACCTACTGGTTGGAATGACGTATTCCTTCCAAACGACGGTATTTTAGCTGACGACGGTTGTTACGTTTCCGCCTTTACAGGCTCAGGGAACGTAATGACCCTACTCATAGAGTAGCCTATGGCCGTTAAGAAGAAAGGTACAATGAAAGGCCACACCATCAAAGGTGGTCATAAGCGCCCCACTAAGTCCGGTGCGGGTATGACCAAAAAAGGTGTGGCTAAGTACCGTAAGGACAATCCGGGGTCCAAACTAAAAACAGCTGTTACAGGCACCGTGAAGAAGGGTAGCGCAGCCGCCAAGAGGCGTAAGTCCTACTGCGCGCGTTCTGCTGGACAGATGAAGCAGTTTCCTAAAGCTGCTAAAGACCCCAACAGCCGTTTACGGCAAGCCAGAAAAAGGTGGAAATGTTGACATGATGGGGCGTAGTTCTATGGGGAGACAACTTACAGGTAATCGCGTTAAAAAAGCGATATCCCGTAAACCTGTAGCGGCTATGGCCAAGGGCGGCAAGGCCAAGAGCCGTGTGAATGAGGCTGGCAATTATACCAAGCCCACAATGCGCAAGTCATTATTCAACAGTATCAAGGCTGGAGGCAAGGGCGGTAAACCCGGGCAGTGGTCTGCCCGTAAAGCCCAAATGCTCGCAAAACAGTATAAAGCCAAGGGTGGGGGTTATAGGAAATGAAGGGTGTAAAGCACTTTAAAAAAGATGGCACTCTTTATACAGGGGGCATGCACAAGATGCCCAACGGTGAGTTGCACTCAGGTAAGACTCACGGCAAGACGAGCACGAAGCTCCTGCACTATAAGGACTTAGGTAAAGCAGCAAAGGCTAGAGCAGATGGCGTTAAAACCAAGCCAAAAAAGTCTTAAATCTTGGACCAAGCAGAAGTGGCGGACCAAGTCTGGTAAGCCATCTACGCAAGGGAAAAAGGCCACAGGGGAGCGGTATCTCCCTGAGAAGGCTATCAAGGCTTTGACGCCTGCGGAATACGCCGCTACTACAAAGAAGAAGCGCGAGGCCACTAAAAAGGGCAAGCAGGTTGCCGAGCAGCCTAAGAAGATCGCCAAGAAGACGGCGAAATACAGGAAGGCTAAGTGATGGCAGTAGTTGTACCAGTATTAAACGAGTTGTTCGAAGAAGCGTACGAACGTGCGGGTATCGAAATGCGTACCGGGTATGATATTAAGTCGGCCCGCCGTAGTCTCAACATTATGACGTTAGAGTGGCAGAACCGTGGGCTGAACTTGTTCACTATCGAAGCGGGTACAATACCGTTGACTGCTGGTACGGCGACGTACACTATGCCCGCCGACACGATTGATCTAATAGAGCACCAGCTACGTACAGGTACAGGCGTGTCACAGTTAGATGCGTACATAGACCGTATGAGTGTTTCCACTTACTCGCAACAAGGCAACAAAAATAGCGCAGGTCGGCCCTCTCAAATATACGTGCAACGTAACGCTACGGATGTTCAGGTAACACTTTGGCCTGTACCAGACAGCGCGCAAACTTATACTTTGGCGTTTTACCGTCTTAAAGGTATAGATAGCGTAGCCAGCGATAGCGGCATTAACGCTGCCTCTACTTCTGTACCTCCACGTTTTGTACCCGCACTTGTAGCCGGTTTGGCGTACTACATTGCGATGAAGAGACCTGAAGTAGCGGACCGTGTTGCACCTCTAAAGCAAGAGTACGAGGCCCAGTTTCTTTTAGCGGCGAATGAAGACCAAGATCGTTCCGCTCTTCAGATAGTTCCGTTCCGAGGAGCTATCTAATGCCTGCTTACGCCAGTGGCAAACACGCATACGGTATATGTGACCGGACCGGGTTTCGCTATAAACTGGAAGACCTAGTGTTTGAAGTTCAGCACGGCGTAAGGACTGGCCTACGTGTGGGTAAAGATGTTCTCGATCCTGACCAACCTCAGAACTTCTTGGGCAACGTAAATACATCTGACCCGCAATCTTTGCTGAACCCTCGTCCAGATGTGGACCCGGGTAGAGGCTTATTTGGCTGGAACCCTGTTTGGAACCCAGCGCAATATATGGTAAGCTCTGTAGGAAGCGTTACCGTTGCAACAACTGATGGAGATTAAGATGCTAGCCCCTAGAAAATCCTTGCGCCCTAAAGCCCGTAAAAAATCTATCTATGGAGTCGGGGAGAAGAGTACCCAAAGCCCTGATGGTATGACTATAGCCGAGCGCGAGGCCGCGGCTCGCAACGAAGCCCGACGCAAAGACGCCCTTGAAGGGCGGGCTGCTCGCCGCGCTGGTAGAAAGATTGGTTCGGATGCTAGTGCCGCGTCTTCTTCTCGCATGAAAAAAGAAGAGCAAGAGTCGCAGGACATCTTTAACATGTTAATGGACGGGGCCGCAGAAATGGATAAAAAGGCTTACGGCGGCAAGATGAAGAAAGCCAAGAAGATGGCTTCCGGTGGCAAGATGAAGAAAGTCAAGAAGATGAACATGGGCGGCAAGTGCCGTGGTATGGGGTCCGCTACACGCGGCGGCAATTATAAAATGGGGTAAGTTCTGATGGACTACGCGGCGTTAACATCAGCGATAGAAGATTACACAGACAATACGGAAGCCACTTTCGTAGCTAATATTCCTTTGTTTATTCGGAATACAGAAGAACGTATTCTAAAGAGTATCCAACTGGATTTGTTTCGTAGGAACGCCAGCGCTACAATGTCTAAAGGCGGGCAGTATTTGTCCTCCCCTACGGACTTCCTAGCTCCGTTTTCCTTGAGTTTTAACGTAAATGGCGAGAAAGTCTTTGTAGAGTTTAAAGACGTTTCATTCTGCCAGTCGTTTGCCCCAGACCCCTCTATCGAGGGGGTGCCTCAATACTACGCACAGTTTGATGTAAACAACATGGTTTTGGCACCTACCCCTAATGCAAATTATGACTGCGAGCTTCATTATTTGTATCGCCCTGCGAGTATTACTGCTGGTGCAACTACAGGCACTACGTGGTTAAGTAATAACGCTGAGCTAGCGTTGTTGTATGGAAGCCTCGTTGAGGCCTATATATTTATGAAGGGTGAACAGGACGTAATGGCCATGTATAACGATAAGTTTGCAGAAGCTATGGTTGGTTTGAGAATGCTTGGTGAGGCTAAAGAGCCTACTCAAGATTACAGGGTTGGCCGCGTTGTGCGGGCAAAGCAATAATTGTTGCAGATTTGGCAAAATCTGCTAGTTTGCGTTAACGGGTCAAGGAGAATTTAGCATGTCTTTTAACGGTAATTTCATGTGCACGTCGTTTAAGTCGGAACTCTTAAAAGGGATTCACGACTTTACCCCCTCAACGGGTAGCACTTTTAAACTTGCGCTATATTCGAACGCTGGCGCTGCGTTTGACGCAAGCACTACGACTTACAGAACCGCCAACGAGGTTGGAAATTCAGGAAGTTATAGCGCGGGCGGTGGTACACTTACCACAACGGCTACTTTCCCAAAAGCCGACGGCACAACGGGTATAGTTGATTTTGTAAACCTTGAATTTACAGTTGCAACGATAACAGCTCGAGGCGCGGTGATTTATAACAGTTCAGCGGCGGGCAATCCTGCGGTAGCAGTTCTGGATTTTGGCTCCGATAAAACTTCTACTACCGGTACCTTTACTATCCAGTTCCCGACAGGTGATGCATCGAACGCTATCATCCGCATTGCTTAAAATAGAGGGGTTGCCCTATGTCTCTAATTGTCGCTGATCGCGTACAAGAAACTACAAATTCTACGGGCACCGGGGCCTATACTCTGGGGGGCGCGGTTCCGGGCTTCCAAACATTTGCTTCCGAGGTATCTAACGCTGACACTGTCTATTACTCGGTAACGGATAACGTAGACTTTGAAGTTGGTTTAGGCACATACGCTAGTTCGGGGAACTTAATATCCCGAACGACTGTCTTTTCGTCTTCAAACTCTAATAACGCCGTAAGCTGGGGCGTCGGAACGAAGAACATCTTCCTGACCTACCCTGCGGATAAAGCAGTTATTGAGGACGTTAGCAACAATGTAACCATCGGCAACAACTTGGTAGTTGGTGGTACGGTTGATGGCGTAGATATACAGACCCTCAACACCACTGCCAATGCGGCACTACCTAAAGCTGGTGGTACGATGACGGGAGACCTCGTCCTCAACGCTGACCCAACCGCGGCACTACAATCCGCAACCAAGCAGTATGTTGACACAATCGCTGCGGCGGGCATTCACTATCATCAGGCTTGCCGAGCCGAAACTACCGCAAACCTCAACGCTACTTATAGCAATGGGTCGAGTGGAGTTGGTGCGACACTAACTAACGCAGGCACTCAAGCCGCTTTGGTTTTGGACGGGGTTACTCTTGTCGCGACTGATCGTGTTATGGTCCAAGACCAGACTAATACAGCGCATAATGGCGTCTACACTGTCACTACAGTAGGTTCTGGTAGTACAAACTGGGTACTCACCCGTGCCACAGACGCTGACTCTTACTCCCCAAGTGACCCAGACGCCTTGGGTGAAGGCGATGCGTTCTTCATTACTGAGGGCACGGTTCACGGTGGTGAGCTTGACGTGATGACCACATCAGGTGTTATTACTTTTGGTACAACAGGTATTGTCTTTGCGCAGGTCTCTGACGCCCCGATATATACTGCGGGTGCAGGCCTTTCGATCTCGGGCACTGAGTTCTCTTTAGTCACGCCGGTTACTTCAGCTACCGCACTGGCTACAGCCCGCACGATTGGTATGACAGGCGACGTCGTTTGGACTTCAGCGACGTTTGACGGTACGGGTAATGTCACAGGTGTAGCCACAATCCAGCCTAACTCCGTTGCTTTGGGCACGGACACTACGGGCAGCTATGTCGGTGCGGGCGCTACTTCAGGCACGGGTCTTTCTGGCTCGTTGTCTGGCGAAGGTGGGACTTTTACAGTTACATCCAACGCGACAAACGCTAACACAGCCTCTACCATTGTTGCCCGAGATGGCTCGGGTAACTTTAGCGCGGGCACAATTACGGGTGCTTTGAGTGGCAACGCCACCACTGCAACGTCTCTTGCTTCAGGGCGTACCATTGGTATGACAGGCGATGTTGTCTGGACTTCCGCCTCGTTTGACGGTTCTGGTAACGTCACTGGCACTGCTACGATACAAGCAAACTCTGTGGCCTTGGGCACCGACACTACTGGCAATTATGTCTCTTCCATCGCCAATGGCTCCTACCTTACTGGTGGGGGGTCTGCGTCTGAGAACAAAGCATATACCCTTGGCGTAGATGCTACCTCCGCTAACACAGCCTCTAAGGTCGTTGCTCGAGATTCCTCCAGTAACTTCTCTGCAGGTACAGTTACAGCGGCCCTAACGGGCAACGCCTCCACGGCTACCGCGCTACAAAATGCCCGTACTATTAACGGAGTATCATTTAATGGCACTGCTAACATTACTGTAGCTGATAGCACTAAGCTGCCCTTGGCTGGAGGTACTGTTAGTGGTAACTTGACTGTAAATGGTACTACTCTTAAAAGTAATAGTAATGTTCCTAGAAACTTTAAGCTTCAGCCTTCAGCTAGTAGCACGGACGTTGGCCTCTCTCATTATGCTGGTAACGGAAGCCATGGCTACCAACTATATTCAGATGGTACTAACTATGGTTTCTTAGATGCAAATTGGGGCAGCTGGGATCTTAAAAAAGTTAAAAACGGAGCGCTTTATGCCGATGAGGGTTCTGGCCAAAACCGTGTTTTCACCGATGGCTATCACCCTAATGCAGACGAAGCTGATACTGTTGATGGCCTCCACGCTGCAAGTTTCTTACGTAGTGATGCAGATGATAGCTTCTCTGGTGGGTTGGTGTCCACGTCTAGAGATGAGGGCATCTTTGGAACGTATAACAGCACCTTGACAGATCAGATATGGAGCATGGGTACTGCTTACAAAAACAATGCAAGCGGCGCTAACTTTGGTAATCTCTATGGCCTAGCCTACAAGCATACTAACAATACTACTGGTGGCACTATGGCTGGTGGGCATCAAGTGGTCTGGTGTACTAATGGCGTTCCAAAAGCCGCTATGGGTGAAAACGGTCTTTGGAGTAGTGGTAGTTTACAATTTAATAGTTCAGTTGACCAAAAAATAGTATTAGAAGGTTCATCAAACCCTTACATTCGCTGGCGAGAAGGTGCAGCTGATAAAGCGTATATCCAATGGAATACTGATGGTGCTCTATTGTTCCGCAATCAAGAAAGCGGAACCTTTAGATTTAGACCAAACAGCACTACTCAGGCAGTAAGTCTAAAATTAGAGGCTAGTGATGGGGATGCATATGGCGCTGTTTACGGTAATCACGCTAATGAGATTGGCTTTATAAATCAATCGGGCAGCTGGTCTTTAAAGGTTGATAATAGCGGTAATGTGACGCCCACAGGAACAGTAGATGGACGTGACGTTGCAGCAGACGGTACAAAGCTAGATACGATTGCCACCAACGCTAACAACTATAGCTTTCCTTATACTGTTTCTGTTAGCGCACTTAACGGCACAGTCGTTCAGCGGCATTCATCTGGCTATATTTATGCTAACTACTTCAATACGACACCTAATGATATTGCTACGGGTAGCATAACGAAAATTGTTGCTGAGAGTGGCAATGATGGTTTTATGCGCCATGCAAGTGCAGCTGCCGTTAGAAGTTTTATAAATGTTGCTGATGGTGCTAACAACTACAGCTTGCCAGCATCTCCATCTGTTACCAATTTAAATGTAGCTACTAGTATAATCCACACTGGTGACACCAACACAGGTATAAACTTTGCCACTGACCAAGTCAGTATAGCTGTAGGTGGAAGTACTGAGCTATATGTAAATACCACAGGCGTCCGTCTAGGCGACAGTGGCAATGGATACTTCCAGCCTGTCTCTGGCAGCTATGGCTCTATTCAGATTGATGGCGGTGCTCATAATGGCTGGGAAGGCTACAGCATTGGTGGTCGTGTTGTGTTTATGCACGACAACAGCAATACCTCAGGTATCTATAATGATATTGATAATGAATGGTATTTTTGGGGCACTCGTAATGGTGGAACCAGAATGTACTATAACGGGTCTACCAAGCTAGAGACTACTAGCGGTGGGGTTCAAGTAAACGGCGACTTAAACAGCACATCAGACATCCGCTACAAAAAGAACATTGAGACAATCGACAGCGCCCTTGAGAAGGTTCAGTCCTTGCGTGGTGTTACCTTTGATTGGGATAACGATG